CGGCATCTGCTTTACCTTTGGAAACATGTCCAACCTTTGGTTTCATGTAAATTTTCATGGAAATTCTTCGCTGAAGAGCATCTGGAGAAACAATTCCAAGATTATTCCAATTGATATCGTTTGAAGTAGTAACCATTAAATGAGAATTGAAATAGGTACAACCCTTTTGTTCAATGTTGGCCATATTCAGAGGGAGCGGAGCACAATTGACCATAGTAATTAAATCGAGTGATTGCATCATTCGCATATAAGTATCTGTTGTTTGAAAAACATCATCGGTCCAGGTTAAAAACTGACCACGATAACCATCCCAAAATTCTCTCTCACAGGTACGAATATAAATATCCTTAGCTGAAAGAGTATGATCTGCATTAGTTTTCTTGAACAAAAACTCTGCAATTGGTTTAACGATAGAAGTTTTACCAGCACCCGGAACGCCAACAATGTGTATCCAACACGGAGCCAAACGTTCTTGTGCATCGGTCATAGCTGCAAGCGCATTTTGGTAAATGCCACTATACATAAGCATGAGATTGCGGATAGTTTGATAAAGAGAAGATTTAGGATCAATCTTAACTAACATTTTTCCCATAAATTGATAACTATCAATAAACTTACGCAAGTAAGTTTGATTAGTCAGAAAATCAGCTTTTGACGATTCCTTAAGTGCATCAGCTAACTTATCGATTTCTTGCTTAGTGGACATATTTAATTTTCCTTCATCAGTAAATGGATGGCCAAATGCCCAATTCCAAACCGAGTCTAAAACCAATTTAACATACGTCCAAATGGAGCGAACGAATTTGTTAATTGATTCCAAGTCACGAGACCATTGACCAATGGACCTCAAAGTAGGAAAATTGAATGAAGTAAAACCAAAGGACTGGCCAACTTCTGAAATGATTGATTCTTCAATGGCATTTTCTGAAACTGAAACAACAGTTTCAAAAGAGGACTTGCCAAAAAAACGATAAATCATAACTGCAATCAAAGTGACTGCAATGACACCAAGAAGCATCATGAAACGAACAGGAATAATCGTTGAAATGTATGTTTTAAGGTCTGAAATAGC